CGTAGGGGTATAGCAACGCAAAGCCCAATCAATTGGCAGTCTTTCCATATTAAGCACTCAGATTTAGGGTTTGAAAACAGCATAGCAACCAACGCTACACTTATCCGTGAAATATTCAGCGTTCCAAATGAATTGTATTCAGCTCATAAAACAGGTGCAACCTTTGAAAATCAAAAGGAGGCATTAATTGGCTTCATTCAGAACGTGATACAGCCCGTAGCAGACGATTTAGCAAACAGTTGGACATCTCATTTTGATTTAGAAGCCACACCAATCAAAGTTACTTTCAAGAATATGCCTGTGATGCAACACACGGAGCAAAAGAAAGCAGATAAAATATTAAAGATAGCATCTGCATACGAAAAGCTCGTACGTGCTGAAATGGACACGACTACCATAGAAGCACTATTTGATAATCAAGGAATACCCATAACAGATGAAGACTAAGTTAACAAAAGAAATAATTGAGAAACTAAAGGAAATGAAAACCTCAAAAGCAATAAATGGAGAATTAATTTATAAAAGTCATGAAAAAACTAGATATACCAAGTTTTCAAAATAAGTCGGAATTGATCGATTTTATGATTGCTAACAAAAGCACTTTGATTGCTCAAAAGATGAGTGTTTTAAAAGAAGCTGATGGATTAGAATATAGTACACCTATAACTAATTCAAAGGGTGATGTTTTAAAGGCTGATGCCGTGAGCCTTGATACTAACGAGATCAAGGTAAGGGCTATTATAAACACTACCAACATCATGGATAGTCACAAGGATGTACATATCCCTGGTCTTTGGAAAAAATCTCTAAAAGAAAACAAACGACTGATGCATATTCAGGAACATAAGAGTCATGAATTTAGCAGTATTATTTCATCTGGTGACGATCTAAAAGCTTTTACCAAAACAATGACATGGAAGTCTTTAGGCTATGAGGTAGAAGGAAGCACACAAGCCCTCGTGTTTGACAGTACTGTGAAAAGAGAGCGTAACCCGTATATGTTCAATCAGTACTCTAAAGGCTATGTAAACAATCATAGTGTAGGGATGCGGTATGTGAAGATATTCATGGCAGTTGATGATGAACGTTATGAGGAAGAAAAAGCGGTCTGGGATAAGTACTACCCAGAGATCACAAACAAGGAAATGGCAGACGCATCGGGCGTATTCTGGGCAGTCACTGAAGCCAAAGCAGTAGAGGGGTCAGCCGTGCCAATGGGAAGCAATCCAATAACACCAACACATAGCATTAAACAGGAGCCGTCGCAAGACACTCCACCGAAAGCCGTCACAGACACTTTCAATATTACCGAAGCAATAAAAAATATTAATCTAAAAATTTAAAAAGATGACAAAAGAGGAATTTGAAGCCTTAATCGCTAAAGTAGAAGCGGAAACAGGTAAGAGCATTGACACTAAGGTTCAAGAAGCTCTAAAAGAAATGAATCCAGAAACTTTAGCTAAAGCGGTTGAAGAAATGGGCGCATTAAAAACAGCTCTCGAAACTGCTAAGACAGAAAACGAGAGAATCGAAGGGATTGTAAAGACACAAGGAATTGAAATTACAAAACTTAAAGAAAACGGTGGCGGAATGCCAACAGGTTTTAAGCAAGAAGTTAACAAGTTTATCGAAGACAACTTAGAGAAAATTCAATCGATCAAATCCGCAGGAAGTGGGATGGTTGAGTTAGTCTCTAAAGTCGTTGGAAATATTACAACAGGGACAGGGGTTAATACTTCACCACCTAACATTACAGGCACGCAACAAGCACCTTTATCGAATGTGAATTTGAGAGGGGCAGATTTATTGTCTTTAACCTCCAATGTTAGCACAAGTCTTCCTGCCTATCCATACACTGAAGCGAAGCCAAAGGATGGAGATTACGCTTTTGTAGCAGAAGGAACAGTGAAACCTCAAACAGATTTTACATGGGAAACAAACTATGCAAAACCTGTAAAAATAGCTGCATGGCTTAGATTGACAGATGAATCAATTCAAGATGTAGTGGGACTTCAATCTGTTGCCAATGACTTTTTAAGAAAAAAGCACGCTTTGAAAAAGCAAAATGGAATTTTATTTGGTGACGGGAATGCACCAAATCCAAAAGGAGCGACACTTTTCGGTAGAGCATTTGTAGCAGGGGCTATGGCGACAGCCGTTAAGAATCCAAACATTATGGATGTAATTAATGCTGCTGTTACTGATATTTACTCGACTCACAATTATGATGATGAAACAAGCTATATGCCATCACTTTGTGTAGTGAATCCTGTTGATTTTTACTTACAATTTGTGTCAGTTAAAAATGCAGACGGGAATCCATTATATCCAACAGCAAGTTTATTTAATATCGTGAATATTGGTGGTCTTACAATCATTCCAGAAAGATCAATTCCAGCAGGGAAAATCTTTATTGCAGATATGAGTAAGTATAACACTACTGACTACTTAGGATACACTGTGAAAATAGGGTATGTTAACGATGACTTCATCAAAAATCAGTTTGTAATTCTAGGAGAATCTCGTTTCCACGCTTTTGTTAAGAAATTAGACGAACAAGCGTTTATTTATGACGACATCGCAACCATAAAAACAGCTATTACAGCACCGTAATTATGGTAAAAGTAGAAGTCATACAAGAAAAGTGGGGTAACTACAAAAAAGGAGATACTCTTGAATTACACGAAAGCACAGCTAAAGGTTGTATTGCTAATAAAGCAGTGAAAATCGTGGATGGATCAGCAATAGAATCGAAAGATGATTCTAAAGAAACAGACTCTAAAGGCGATTCTAAAAAGAAAAAAGGTTTTTTAGGGCTTTAAAAACTAAGAAATGGCAACAATAACAGACGCAACATATTACCAAAAAGGAATCAACTTCATACCGAATGCGGTCAGCATCAGCGCATCTGATAGCCCGAGTAACGAATCGGAGTTGGATTACTTTATTAAAGTATATGAGCGCCAGTTAATGTTACACGCCTTAGGAGTTACGCTATTTAATGAATTTACCACTGCAATGGCGGATTTACCAAATGCAGCTCAAAAGTGGAAAGACTTGGTAACAGGGTCAACCTACATTAAGGACGGCAAAGATTACTTATGGGAAGGATTGAGAGGCTACAACAAGAATAGCTTAGTAGCCTCTTACATCTTCTGCGAATTTTTAAGAAATGATGAAAGCACATACACCACAACAGGTATAGTGAAAAACAAATCTAAAAACGCAGGAAATGTAAGTCCTACACCTAAGTACATCGCAGCATTTAGGCAATTCATTGAAAAGTATCAAGCACAAGCACAGTGCCACCCAGTGATTATAAGAGATCATTTTGGAAGCGTAGGCTTAGATTATTATCAAAATAACAATTCTGAAGTTTCGCTTTATCGGTTCTTAACAGATCAGAACGAGTTGGACGCAACATCATTTCCAGATTTTGAATTTAAGTTTTATGAGAACCAAAATTCATTAGGAATATGATTATACCAGAACACATATTACGAGATATAGTCAAGCAGATACCAGCCGTGGTTATCAATTCAAAAATAACTCAGAAACCTCAATTTGGTTGGGGTGATAAACTAGAGTTGAATAGATATTTAGAGAAAAAGAAAAATGACAGTTACCCATTAATTTGGTTGTTACCAAGTGTCGAGCATCATTCAGAGGATGGTGACCGTTGTAAAAAACGATTAGAAATAATCATAGCAACGCTAGAGGAAGATGAGAATTTATTCAACCCACAACGCTACAATCAGTCATTTGAAATCGTGCTTAATCCCGTAACCGAACAGGTTATAAAAGGATTAACCGATTCAGGAGTGACTAAGATTATTGGCGCAAAATGGGACGTTTTCAAGCATCCGAATTACTCGGATGACGATGGGGAATCAAACGGGACAATTGCATTATGGGACGCTCTTAAAATCAAATTCAACGAAGTAGAATTTAACAATAACTGTTTAAATACAAATATATGGCAGTAAAAAAAACCGAATCGAAAACTGAAGCAGTGGAGGTTCAAAAAAAAGAGTACACACTATTAAAAAATCTAGGATCAAATAAAAACGGAAGTCCGAAAAAAGCAGCAGGATCAAAAGTGAAACTCACAGACGAACAAGCAAATCATTACAAATCATTAAAACTAATTTAAAATGGCAAATTTAAACACAATAATTAATCTAGTAGTATGTGGCGTAGCCTCTGCGCTAGGAACAGGATTTAAGGGGTGTAGACCTTACCTTAAGAAGACACAAGAACTTTGGCTAGTGTCCAGAGGCTTTGTTTTCGATGGTGCACGAGCGTTAGACGCTACCTATGCAGAGGAATTACAAGCAGAAGGCAAATTGATAGTCGTTAAGAAAATCCAAGGATTTACAGACAACTCTAGTGAAGATCAAATTGAAACGCTAGAAAACGGAGTGAAAAGAACGACAACTTTAGGGCTTTACGAGTTCTTG